AGTATTAAGTCCTGCACCACCTGGAACAAGTGTTATTAAAATTTGTTTACTTAATTCTGGATTTTCAGAAATAAAATCACCAACCTTCTCTGATGCTGCAGCCATACCTAAACCGGCAATAGTAATACCAGCTAATTCTGCAAACGGTAATATAAGGGGTGCTGCTAATGGCATAGATTAATAATATTCTGGATGGGTTGTTTTGATATTGTTTCCATCTTTTTCATCCTCCGGATGCATAATGAAACCTCCCTGTCTAAAACGCATCACTGCTTGTGTTGTACTATCAACTAAATCGTCGTTGTCTCCATAAGGAAAAGCTGCACACTCTTCTATCACCT